GATTCACTACGGAAAATATAGTCTTGAATCCTCCTGCTGTTGCACCATCAAAAGCTAGCGGCGTTGCACTTTGGAGGGCAGAAGCGGAGAGATCCACCGGTCCCGTAAAAGTGTTTGTTCCTGAATGAGTGTTATTACCTTGCAGGGTTTTGTTTCCTGCGATAGTTTCATTTCCCGTCAACCCGACCGCACCCAATGTTGCCCTTGCAGTAGCCGCATCCGCATCGTTGAGCAATGTCCGGATAAACGCCGAAATGTCAGCCAGCGCCGCGGTGCCGCTTCCGGTGAAGTACGGCAGTTTATCGGCAGCCGAAGCCAGCGCTCCCAAAGCGATCAGGTTGGCATTGGAGAGCGATTCCTGAAGCGCGACGTTGCAAAGACCAGCGACAAAGTAATCTCCTGCCGCCCAGGTGCGGGCAGTCGTTCCGTCCAACCCACGCCCGCCGACAGCGATTGTCATCGTATCGGTGCTGCGCGCTTCGATCTTGACCACCTCGCGGTTGCCGGAAGCATCCTTGAAGATCCCGTAGAAGTAATCTCCTGCTGCCAGGGCGGGATAGAGCAGACCCTGTCCGGCGGTAACGGCAAAGTTCAGGCCGGTTGTCCCGCTGGGCGCTGATGCGACTTGCGACTTTCCAAAATTACTGAATTTAAGCCCAGCCATTACCTGCCCCTCGAATTGATAGTCGTCCTGAGTGGCGCTCTGGTGTAACTGCGCGCCACCCTGTACCCAGCCTGTCCGGTCAATTGCGTGAATAGCTGCTGGTGATAGGTGGCAAGCTGAAGCGCTGTATACGGCTTCTTCGGAGACGCCATCAGGCGGCCAAGCGCACCATGGACCACAGCATCCCGATATTCGTTAAAAACATCATCATCGATACCGGTTGCCGCGGGAGAAGGCTTCAGCGCCACTTCGAGCTTCAGCGTACCAGCCACGTCTGGCGTTGGCACAAGAGTGAGTGATGTTGCGCCACCCAGGACATACTCAGGAGTTCCGGTCTGGTTGCGCCAGTTGTAGATCTGGATACCGGATTCCCCGGTGTGACAGTCGATCTCGCTGCCTTCGAACTCGGCATAGGTAACGGTATGCACCACAGCCTGCGCTGGCGGAGCGAAGTTGTACGAGGCGGTGCCGGGCGCCACGGTTATATCGGGATGGCTGTACTTCCAAACCAGCGATTGAGAGCAGAAATCAATGGCCGCTTGCCGGAGCGCAACGTCAACTGCTGCGAATGGGCAGCCTGGGACATCAGGCACGACAAAATCGTAGAAGGCATCCCACGTTTTCACGGCTGCGCCTCGCTACCGAACAGTTGAGCGAATGCCAGGGAGCGGCCGGAATTCATCTTTTCGTCATCGATCGTCTCGGCCCTGAACGTGCAGTAATCGGCGAGCGTTTGAACGTAGCCGGTGGCCAGCGGGAAGGCGTCTGTGAGCACGTTCTGTCCTGTCGGAAGGTTTGCGTACTGCCCGACGAATAGATCCGGCCGGCGCTTCACTAAAGCCATCATGCCGTGGTTGGCGAACGCCAGCAGCGTTGCATCGGTCACGCGAACCTTGTCCTCGTCGTTCAGCGGAATGCGCGCAAGGTCGACAACGGATTGGAAGGTGAAAGCCATTATTTGCTTTCTTCGTCCATCTCATACCGGCTAAACATGGCGATCACCTTGTGCCGGATCGTCTCCTCGCTCTGGCGCTTGTCCAGGCGCTCGTTGTATTTGGTTTCAGCCCATTCGACTAAAGCCTTTTTGTCCATGGCGTGAAAATCCACAACAGGCAACGGCTCTTCGGTAGGCCTGTCCTCCGGAGCCAAATCGATAGGATCGTCGTCAACGGCCTCTTCATTCATCTGTACCCACGTGTCGCGGAAATGCAGCAGGCGCTCTGCCACTCCAGAGGTCACATTGCGCACCTGTCCGGGCGACCAATGCAGTCCCACTCCTCGAACGCTGTCCTGCTTGTCGCATTTACCGATGTATTGCACTTGCGGCATATCTTGCTCCATAAAAAAGGGCGATCCGAAGACCGCCCAAACACACCACCGCTTCAGGAGATACTCTTTACTTGACGCCCTCGGCCTGACCCTTCACGACTGCGGTCACTTTGCCAGAGGCAAAGGTGGTCGCAGCAGCAGTCATGGTGAGGATGACGTACACGTCCTTTTCGAACTTGATGGGCTGGAAGGCGCATACCTTGCGCCCGGCAGCGGTCATGAACGTAGCCGTTGCGCTGAAGTAATCATCCACTGCTGTCGGTCCATCGGCATTGACCGGCGCATAACCGATCTTGGCGGACAGGGTTGTGCCGGTATCCAGGTCATCATTGACGATGTCGAGGTCGGTGACCAGCATGCCGGCCGGGATGATTGTGGGGCGATACACATCCCCCAGCGCTCCGGCTGTCGGCGTGACGGTTCCAAAAACCACCACCCCGTTACCATAACCTCCCATGAAGCGCGCCTTGGAAGTCAAATCAGGTGCATTGAAAGTTGCCATTGGAAAAACTCCTCAGAATTAAAGGACTAGCGGGACTATGCCAGCTCCCGCTCACGTCATGATTGATTACAGCACAACCGCGGAATCGACTGCGATCACGCCGAAGTCGGTCGGGACCTTGGTGCCGGTGCCGTCATCGACGGAGAAGCGCACCTTGGAATGGCCGCATACCTTCTCGCCCATGACTTCCAGGTTGCTCTCGAAGTTGTACCAGTGCTCCTTCCATCCAAACTGAATACCGCTGGTCTTGGTCTTGCCATAGGCAATTCCCAGGGCCTGCGCGCCGAGCAGCAGCCCGCGCTCGACCGCATAACCAGCTCCCAGCGAACCGTTGACGGTCTGCGCGCTTTCAGTCGCGGTTGCGGCATTGCCAGAAGTGATGATCTGGGTAGAATCGCCGGGCATGAAACGGATGGCCCGCTCGTTCTTGATCACCAGGATGCCGTTCCACATTCCGACTTCGCCGGCGAACAGCGGGTGACGCGTATCGAAATACGCCGCGCGGTTCACGGCGTTCTGCTGGAATGCCCGCAAGGAGCCTTCCGTCAGCAGGATGGAATACTGGTTCGGCGTTGCCAGGAATACCCACATCTTGGAGGTTTGCGCCGCCTTGTCGCCATCCATTTTGACGGGCTGCAGGGGCTGGTCCATGTCGTCCAGACGCTTGCGAATATTGTCCAGATGGGCCAACTTGAGCTGATCGGTGGAGGCGATGGAAGCTAGTTGCTGGCCCCCTGCCGTCAGATTCGCGCCGTTCACCACGAAATGCCGGTTGAACGTGGGAGCCTTGACAGGATTGACCATGACGGAAGCGAAGCTCGGCGCACTCTGGAGAGGAATGGTCCAGTCCGTGCCTTGCTGCGATCCGCGCGCCCCGGCAAGATGCACCAGAGAGGTTTGTGCGGTCAGGCGGGGGAAGTAACCCGACAGCTCGGCCAGCGCTATCTCGCGCAACTGCCATTTGGTGCGCTGCTGGCTCATGCTGCCGCCCGCATCGATAACCTTGCTAGACAAGTCAATTTTTATGTCCATCGAGGAGAACGAAAGGGAGTTGCCCTTTCCTTCCCGATTGACATCGCCCATGATCGGTTCCCCGCCGACGGTATCGACCAAGTCAAGTGACACGGTGTCGCCAGGGCTCTTCATCAGGTTATCGATGCGCACGATGGGCATGCCAGGAGCGGATTGACCCGCCACTTTGCTCATTGCGGCATTCGGCTCGATAGGCCCGACGAGGTTATCCATTGCCGTGGTTGCTTTCAGCGTGTTCGCCAGAAGCGCGGCGCTATACTGCTTGATTGCCAGCGAGCTGCCGCTGGCGATATTGGTTTCAGCCATTTCCTATTTCCTTTTAATCGAGTTCGGCTCTCAAGGCTGCGGCTTTGTGCGCCGGCATCTTCATCAGCTTCGCGGCAAGCTCATGCGGGTTCATGTTCGCAAGCTGCTCCGCCTCGGAAGTGGATGTGACGCCGCCTTGAATATCCGATAGGGTTGTGGGTTTCCTCACCGGAGCGGCCTCGACCTTTGCTTTCGCTTCGGCCTTGGTCTGCTTCGGATCGACTGGTTTGTTCGGTACAGAGGCTTCTGGCAGAATGGCGCGCACCCGGCGGACCACCTCACCGAACCGGTCGGCAAAAGGCTTATTCGCCCATTTGCTGGTGGTCCTGAGGATTTCGTCCTGCTTCATCGCTTCTTCCCATGCTTCCGGATCATTGCCTTCCCAATGCACCAGGTCGGGGTTGTTTTCCTTCGCCTCGGCGATCTGCTCATCCACCGTCAGTTGCTTGGCGCGCTGGGACTCCTCCCGTTCGCGCTTCAGTTCCTCCAGTGTCTTGCTGAGTTCTTCGCCCTGCTTCCGGCTTCCTTCGAGAACGGCAGTAATAACTTGGTGAACCTCGGGCATGTCGGACTTGAGCTTTTCCAGATGCTTCTCGATAGCGTCATCCGCAACCGCTGCATCCTTCTTGCTGCCAGCCTCATCCTTTGCCTTCAGAAGCTCATCCAGCCTGCCCTGGGCCTGCTGTAGCTGCTCGCGCAGCGATGAGTTCTCGACACGAAGCTCCTTGTGCTTTTCGTAAGGAATAATCCCTTTGCCGTTCTTGGTGAGAACGACCGGCTCTCCTTCCCCCGCGCCGTTAGCCGCGCCTTCCTGTTCTTCCTGTTCGGGTTTGTCGGTTGCCGTTTCCGATGCGCCACCTTTCGCCGCAAGGATCTCTTCGAGCTTCTCCGGGCTGTTCTCCAAAGTCTCGATTTCCTCGGGCGTCAGGGTATTAATTTGCTCATCCGTAAGCTGATTCAATTCCATTTTGCCTCTTCCTCCAACTGCGGTATCGTCGTGAGCACGCCGCGAAATGCGGGATTGATAAAGACTGCGGTATCGCCGTTAGCGCGCATAAAAAAAGCCGTCCCGGTTTCCCGAAAGCGGCTTCTAGTATTCTGATTTAACTGTTTATTTTGCTCTTACAAATAACCTTCTTTGCGTAGCAGAAATATCTTCCACCGCGCCGATATTCGGCTGGCTGTAAAACTGCTTGCCGTAAAAATCCTTGCCGCCCAAGTTGTTCCCGGCCCTTATAACCGCCGGATTGCTCGGCCTGAATTCTCCGTCCAGGTACGGGTTCTCGATTATTGTGTTCTGGAGAACCGCGGCTCTTTCCAGTAGCGGGTAGCCATGAGTAACATTCCTGTCAGCGGAGACCCCCGTCACATCCGGAAAGATGTCTGCGGCATACTGACGGTTGCCGTAATTCTGCAAAATGTTCTGCTTTATCTCTCCACCGCCGCAATTGGGAAACATCACGATTTCACCGTTTGCCCTTATTCCAACTTGCCCTAAGTTATTATTAACAAATGTATTTTTGTTGACCATGCTTCCTTTTGCAGACGCAGCCTGAAATCCTGCCGCCTGGTTTCTCGTGGCAATGCAGGATTCAACGGTGTTGTTGTCTCCTAGGTTCAATGAAAATCCGGCGCCTTGATTATCGTGGGAATAATTCCTCCGAAATATCGAGCTATCCGCCCAATTGTCGAAGGCGAAACCATGTCCCTCGACATCCGCCGCTCGCGGATCGTTGAAGTTTCCCCATGCTTCGCAGTCTTCGATAAGCAGGTTGTAGCATCGACCCCAGGCATATCTCACGCTCTGGTTCTTAGGGTCGGTTGACGATCCCACATTGATGTAGAGCGTGCCTGCCGATACCCCAAACTCGCCGGCGGCGGGAGTCGTGGGGGTGGATATATTCTTCGTCAGTCTCCCGTAGTTGCTTACGTTCGTAATGACGTAGTAGACGTCAAGCTGGTATGCAGCCAGCGCCCGCGACCAAATAGTTCCGCTCGTATTCGTCCAGCCTGAGGTCGTGAACTCCTGCAGCCGGTATTTAGATGAGAATCCATGCCCACCTGTCGGGGCATCAAAGCCATTCCGGTAAAACTTGCAGCGCCTGACTACCACATCATGCGCCCCGTTGACTATCATTCCGTGCACCGGGTTGCCGAAAAATTCCGAGTCCTCGATCAGATAATCGCCAGTATCACCAGTTGAGGTATCTGTCCCACCAAAAATCAGCCCGCTGCCATTCGGTATGCCAAGAGCCGCGGTTGCGGTATTGGTAAAAAAGCACCGGCGAATCGCATGACCGGAATTCTGCGTTGCCCCGCTCGCGAGCATGTACAGCGTATAGGTTGCCCGGCCCAGTCCATCGAAGTACATATCCTCGAAGTCGATATAACTCTTCCCGCTGACGTTCAGGACATAGGCGTTATTCAATCCCCCGGTTGGAGGGGGCGTCCATATCGAATACGGGACTTGCGCGACGCCATAGGCCCCATACCGCGTTCTCTGTGTGGTACTTGCACCTGACCCAGCGCCCACATTCGCAGCCGAGATTACTTGAGTCGTCCCGCGCTTGAATAGATAGGTATCGCCTTGCGCCGCGCCAGGAAACCCGGCAAGCACAAAAGTTTCATAGGATCGTTTCGCCGCGTCAGGACTCTTTCCGTTATTGCCGTCCAATCCGCCGTCCGAGTCGAAATACCAGACCGTCATCTTTACGCCCCGGCGAAGTGCAGCGCCCTGAAGTATTCCAGCTTGAGCGCTTCACTACCATTGGCCCGCTGGCCGGTGATCTCGACTGTCACATTTACCGAAAAGTCGATAGCGAAAGTGGCCGGCGTGCCGGACCCGGCAGTGAGGTATACCGAGTCGTAAGGCATGATCTGAGAGTTCAGCGCATTGCGGTTCGCCAGGACAACGAGCGGGCCTTCCCTGGTGCTTGTCGTCCGGGTTGCCGTGTAGACCGTGACGCCCGCTATCTTAACCTTCACGATCTTGTTATTCGCGCTTGATGGGAACGTCCAGAGCGGCTCTATCTGAAGAATGCTGTTTGGCCCCAGCACGCCGGATTTGATAGTAAACGACGCCAGAATTTCATCAATATTGGTC